TTTTAAATATTTCGAAAGAGTAACGCGAGTTATTCCTAATAATTTTAAAACATCTTTTGCTTTCACTTACTTCCTTTTTTTGTTTAATCTTATATTATATATAAAATATAAATAAAAAATTATTATTAATTAACATTATTGATTAATTTCTTATTATATAATATTTTTTCCATTTCTTCCCTATTAAATTTTTTGGGGTCTTTTCCATTTGGGAAGTCAACATAATATACATTCATAATATCATAAGGATAATCTATCAACATTTGACCAATCTTTTTAACAGCATTTCTTCCTGCTTCATCCATATCAAATCCAAGAACAACAGGGACATTTAACATCTTAATAGCTGTCGCCTTTAGAACTCCAAGATAAGTGCCGTGTATTGATAAACAGGGAATACCCTCTTGAGCCATTTTTAAGCAATCCCTCTCTCCTTCAACCAATAATACATAGTCAGAATTTGTGTTAAATTCTCCCTCATAAAATCCGTACAAATGTCTGTCGGATTCAAAGCCAGGAGAATACAAAGCTTTCCTATATTTCTTATAACACTTTTCTAAAAACTCATCATTTATTGTACCTCCATAAATCCCCTTATATCGTATGGATTGGTGCTCAACCCATTTATCAATACCAAGAATATCAATGGCAACAAAGCCACAATTTTCTTTCTTGCCATTTAAAAACGGAAGAATTACCCTGTTTTCATAATAACCACTATCACAAAAGAAAATTCCAAACTTTTCTATCGTTTCAACCCTTATATCGTCTTTCTCAAAATATTCAAACAATTCTCTTGGTCTATAACATCTCTTAAAAAATGGTTCCATTTGTTTTAATGATTTTTCTAAAGAAATCTTTTTGTTTTCTCTCTTTTTCTTTTTGTTTTCTGCTTCTTCTATATTCGTTACTCTTCTTTCTAATGAAGAAACTCTTCTTAGCTCCTTACCTTCTAATATCTTATCAAGAGCTTCTCTTTGTGTATTTAATCCTAATAAATTTTTTGCAATCTCTACTATGTTAGAAGCATGCCCTTCTGTATGACAAAAAGTTTTACCTGTGGAAATAGAAATATACCATTTTGGTTTATCTGATTCTTTTCCCTTTCTCATAACATGATCTGGACAATACCCACAATAATCGCCATTTCTTTCTTCCGGAAGAAACTTAATTCCTAATTTTGTCATTAAAGAAGGCAAATCAATTTGAGACATCAAATCTCTTAATTCATTATCGGTAATATAATGCTTTCTATTTTTATTTCCGTTGTTCTTATCATATATTTTTCTAAAGTGTTTTTCTAAATTATTCATTTGTTTACCGTATTAAAGCTGCTTGTATTTTTTAAGTTTATTTATAATAGATGACACATCTATCTTTTCTTCACTTGTTTCAATTTCTGTTTCATTAGAAATTTTTGTTTCTACTTTTTCTTCGCCTCCTTTTTGTTCTTTGCCCAAACGATTTACAATATCCTCAACCTTTTTTGCCATTTGATCATTAGAAGTATCTGTAATAGATTTTAAATCTATACAAGACCTAACGTCACCGCTTTCGTGCTTATCATTAATCATTTCTAAGGCTTGTCGAGCAATTTCTTCATTAACTGCATCATTTTCATCATCCTCAACAACCAAACCCGTCTCAACAAACATCTTACATCTAAAAGTAAAAACTCCACCATCACGATTCTTTGGTATTGCCATAACTAATTTGTGAACCATTCTTTCTTCCTCTGTCCTTTCATTAACACCAATTGTTGCGGTTTGATTCACAATACCCCATAACACATTAGCTGAATGCACCTTTTTCTTTGTTCCGAAAACATCCGAAGCCGTAAGAAAAGGACGGTCTTTTAACTCCTGCTTCTCGGCTTGAGTACCAGCCTGAGTACAAGTTAACACCGGGCAATTACAATTAATAGCAAGCTGTTTTAATTCATTGGTAATGGCTCCTTGTTCCTCGTTTTCACCACCATAGCACTTCTTTATAGGAGACATGAGATCCAAGTAGTCTACCACTATTAAATCTATCTTAACGCCCTTTAATTTCAACTCAACTACTGCTCTTTCAATACTGGTGGCATCATCTCCTTGAGGAAACTCATATAAATATAACCCACCACCCTTTATCTTCTGCTCTGCGTTAAATCTTTTCCAGTTTTCAAACTCTTCTTCAGAATATGTGCCACGCTTAAAATGAGAATAAGGAACTCCACTTTCCAAAGACTGATACTTTGTCCTCATTTGAAATTCATTCTCTTCATTACCGCAATGTAATACATTGAATCCAGATCTACGGACATAAGAGGACACTGCCTTCATTACAGTAGACTTTCCCTTACCAGAAAGACCAAAAAGAACCGTCAGCTCTGCATCAAATAACCCACCAGTTCTTTTATCAAAAGTTGGAAAGCCTGTCTTAATCCCCGCATACTTATCTGGATAATTCTTTCTGTTCTCAATTTCCATTACCCAGTCATCAACATCCTGATGCAATGAAAGAATCCTACCCTTGTGTTCAGAACGATTTAAACCAATAGCACTAGTCTTTAAAAGAGCGGCAGCCTCATCAACTCCGCCATTTTTTAAAATGTCGTATGCTTTTACTAAAATAGTATCAATCTGAATAGATAAATCAGTTTCACCTAATTTGCTGATAATTAATTCAATATCATTTGTTGGCTTTATATCGTGAACTAAATCATATTCCGATTTTAAAACAATCCTCTTCTCTTCATTGTCAGGATAATGTTTCTTTAATTCAAAATCATACTGATCACTACTTAGAGTAGAACGATACTCTTGAAAATACTCCATTATCTTATCGTAAAGGAATTTTCTCGTATCACTTGTCCACCAATCGGGCTTACACAATCCATAATATCTTTGCAGTAATATCTTATCTCTCATGAGATAATTTAATAACTGCCTCTCTAAATTTAAAGTAACCGATTTTCTTTCCGAAATTTGCATATCTTCCCGTCTTTATAAATATTTTTTACCGTAAATAAATTAAATCACAAATCTTTTAATTAAATAGGCTTCTGCATATTCTGAATAAACTGACCTGCCATATATTCTCATCTTGTCTACTATATTTTCAACACTTTGACAATGCAACGATTCACAAACTTGAGAAGCATGTTTTTTGAATGCAAGAACTTTTTTGTTTACTTCTTCTTCTGTTAATTTCAAATAAAAATTAGGAATAAACCCAGGCTCATTTCCAACAGAATACTCCAAATAAATACCGTTATAAAAATGAGGACGACAAACAGAACATGTCGCCTCTTGAATAATATTGTGATCTTTGAAATAGGATGAGGTGGGGCCGGCTATTATATTAACTCCGTCCTCTTTAACAATAGATTCTATAAAAGAAACATAAGAACTAACCGAAAGTTCATCAAACTTTGCAGTAAAAGCTTTTTCTGTACCATACTCATCAAATAAACAAAGCTTTCCATTCCCAAAAGACAAGACATTCATTGCGTCTTCAATTTCTTTTTTCCTTGCATCAAAACCATAAACAGCATAAGTCTTATAATAATTGTTCCACTTAATAAATTCTTTGTTCTCGAAAGAAGAAATTAGGGCAACAATTACCTTGCCTTCTGCTTGGTTTACTTTCTGTATTAAACCACCGCATCCCAACGTTTCATCGTCCGGATGTGGTGCAACAACCAACAGCACTGTGTCTCTATTAAAAATCATTAGTCTTTTCCTTGTATAACCGAAGCTTTTCTCGAAACATTTACTCGATATGTATTGACATTGGTATTTATTTTTGCCTGTTCACCGCAAACAGCATAATGCCCCCACTTCTTTCTCAAAAGAGCATAGTCAGCATCACAACTACGCTTAGTTCTTAATCCCTGCGCGCCTCCGTCGTTGTCACCAACTCCATTCCCATAACAGATGAAACAAAATCTGTTGTCTTGTATAATAATTCTGTGTTCCAATAAATTTTGTAACACACAATCCATTTCTTCGCCATACCATTGCAGTCTGCGATCTGGATAAATTTCCTTGCCAATAACACCCCATACAACCAGAGGTATAGTGGTAAAACTAAACGGACGAACAGACCAATAATGCAACGGATTAGCCGACATATTCCACCCAAACATATTGACATTCAAATCTCTACAAATCTGAATCTGATTTTCAATAATTGCTCTTATCTCACCTGCTCCTTCAATTAAAAATGGTTTAGGGGCTTCGCAGACCTGCACTCCTCTGACATCATCATCAGACATTACTACACAGCTCTCTTCAGTCCTCAAAATCATCTCGGCTCTAATATTGGCAAGACCATTTTCTTTATGACATCGTAATTGATTTTCTGGAACGACTCTTAAATAATCATCCCTTTCAGACTCGTGTACCCAAATGGTTGCATCAGGATAAAGCGCAAGAGTCTTTTTCATCCTCTCTGCTCTCTTCCTTGACGGAATACAAATCATGTAATCAAGTTCTGTTCTCTTAGATGTTATTGTTTGGCGTTCTTCCATTATCAAGTTCTTTCCTTAAATGGTTAATTTCGTTTTTCATATCATTAATTTTTTCAACCAAGACCCCGGCTCTCACAGCTCTAGCAATACCTATCTTCATATTGGTTCCATAAGAACAATTCACTCTTGGCAACTCAAAATATTCAATTAAAAAATTCCAATCATAAGTATTGTCGCTTAATACAACAATGTAATCGTAGTGTTCATAAGGGCGAAGCTCCATCTTCATCATCTTTTCCACCGGTTCTGATTCCTGCTTCTCGTCCATCTTATTAAACATGTCCTTAATATCATTATCACTAAAACCAATAGCTTTAACTAATTCCTGATCAGTAGACTCAAATTTAGTAATTAAGTCTGACAAGATTTCTTCATTCCAAGACGATAACTCTGTGGTACGATTATCAGCAACAGCCCAAGCATCTAATTCATTGCCAGTAAGATTAGATTTAAATGCAGCAATCCATTTCCATCCCAACATTCTTGCTGCTTCATAAGTACCATTACCCTTTTTAATGGTATAATCTTCTGAAAAAACAATAGGAGTCTGCTGACCAAATTTCTTTAAAGAAGCAGCAATAGCATCAACACTTTTTTGTTTGTGCACTCTCGCATTGTTTTCATCCAATTTTAAATAGTCTATTGGTATTGCAAAAATCCTTATAGATGGCTGGATATACTCTATTTCATTTTCTTCAACTTCATAATCATATATGTTCTTCATTTTTTACCCTTTATATGTAATAAACTTTGTAAACTCAACCAATAGCACACCAAGGCTTACGCCTATTGCATAGGAAATTGCTGTCCCGTGTATCAATCTATAGGCGGCTCCGATAATCAATCCTACTATCAGTGGGATATTAAAGTTCATAATCAAAAAACTTAATAAACCAGCCCATATCGCCGTAATCAAAAAATTCTTCTTCATATTTACCTCATATATTAAAAACTCTATTTAATCTTACTGAATAATAAATATCTTTATTATACTTTCTTTTGTCATTAATACAATGAAAACAATTTGCTAATGGATTCCATCCAAATAATTCAAAATTCACAAACGAAGCACCGGAGATTCGACAACCCATCTCAATAAATTTTAATCCATCGTAAGAAGACATGAGTTGAATCATTCCTACTCCCTCATACTTCAACGACGTTATAATCTCCTTACAACAATGAAGAATATCCATATACTCTTCCGAACAATATTCTAACAGCCTAATATAGGTGTCAGCGCCGTTCTTTAAATAAAAGGTTTCTCTTGGATAGATTTCTATTTCTTCTTTCGTTGCTACAAAATCAACAACATACTCTTTGCCTTTCGGAATAAACTCTTTCGGGATAAACTCTGTCACAATACTGTGTTCATTTATGTCTTCTTCTTTTAATTCTTCTGCTTTCATTACTTTAAACGCCTTACTGCCAGAAGACAGATTCTCTCTATAAACAACCTTTTTATTGCCCTTTCTTACCTCGTCTATATTATAATATCTCTTTGGTAAAAATGATTTTGTGCCAAAATTCTTCGAAAGGAATTCATACATCTTACTCTTATCGTGAACTAATTCAATGCTAAAATCAGAACAACCAGAATGTACCCCAACCATTAATTCAGAAAACTTGTTGTAATCGATCTTTCTTCTACAATGCTCATCAAGAGGCAAGAAACCACAACCTTTTCTTATAAGAAAATTGTTGAGTTCGTCCTCTTCTACAAAATAATCAAAATCAAAAAACTTACTATAAAGATAAGCAATCTCTCTGTCTCTGTCAACGCCTATTACATTTATTTTTTGCCCAGTCTTCTTCTCTATATCCTTGATAAACAAGGCTCCACTAACAGCGGCGTCACCACCACATTCAAAAGCCACATAGTTCATTTGCTTTCCTTTAATTTAAAAACAATATCTTTATAGGATAGTCTCTTACCCACAACAACTTCTGTACTTTTATAAACGCTTTCTGGAATAAAAATATCGGTTTGAGACCCTCTATGAACAAAACCTAATTCGTATGGATTTTCTGAATCATTTTTTATTTCAAAATCAAATTTATTTACATACTTGTCCATTGTTATTACAACCAACACTCCATTTTCATATTCTATTACATACTGTTGATTATAATGAATGTAGCTTTCTGCTCTATTAATCCAATTAAAAAAAGAAATTCCAAAAATAGATAAAAACTCATCAGTAAATTTCATCATTGGTGAATCATTATTCCTACCAATACAGACAATTCTTTGTATCTTTGATTGAAGACTACTACAAACATGATGGTTATCATACTTTGTCATAAATATTCCAACCTGATAATAATTTTCTTCTTTTAAGAATTGCTCTATCTTAAAAAGCCTTTTCCCATTAAAGTCATCAGATTTACAAATAAGTATATCTTTTCTCTTTTGTAAAGGCTTGTTATATGCGACTATTCCTTCTGCGGGAGAAAATACAATCCCTTCCTTAAAAGACTCTGGATAAGAAGCCGCTCTGAAAAAATAGAAATATCTTAACCATATTGTCCAAACACTAATAATAAAAATTAAAGACAAGCATAAAATAATCATTAAATCTCCTGCCATATTCTCTCATTCCTCTCTCATCAACGACATAAAATCAATAATGTTTATGCCGCTTGGCATGTTTTTTAATACTCTTAAATATAAAGAATGGCTTGAGAATTTTTCATCTATTAACCATCTCCTTTTTCTAAAGGAAACAGCTTGTAAAACAGTGGGGAAAATATTTGGATATATGCCGTTTTCTACAGTAAAAGCATCCAAGACAAAAAAACCCTCTTCAGTTAATTTTGCAACAACAAATGAATGTGTTGAAAGATATGGCTTTTTGCTTGATTCAAGATATATGCACAAATGATATATACCAATGTCACTTAGCTTTTTATGTATATAGACGGTAGCATCATGATACATGCCACTTTTGTTTTTTTCAAATTCTTCGGGTGTCTGTATCATTAATAATTCGGGATCAAATTCATGAAATCTACTCGAATCACTAATTATTCCACTTCCGTTGATATACAACCCATAAGTATATCTGGATAATCTCTTCATCATTTTTCTTACGGTATCAATCATTTGAAATCAAACTCCATTTCCTTATTATCTTCTTTCTGTTCTTCTTTCTTCTCTTTTTTAATGAAATCTTCGTCACTAATTTCAGATCCAGAATAATTTATAGCCATTTTACAGGCTTCTATATACTCAGGAGCAAATTTATTAACGGCCCATTTCCTCAAGCTGTTGAAATCATTATATACGCCTTTCCAAGCATTCGACACTTCTTCATTAACATACATCTCTTTTTCTGTTTTAGTTAAACAGAAACCATCTTTTTGCTTTAAAATGTTTCTATAAGAACCCGGCATCAAGTGCCAAACAACTTCATTAAAAATTGATTCATTTTTACAAAAATCAAACATACCCTTCTTTTTGCCTATTCCAAGAGCAATCTTTCCAACATAAGTATGGAAGTCAATACAATTAAGCAAAAACAAATCATCAAAGGTATCATTGGCTCCATCAGAATACAAATCATAGGTGTCTGTCAATGTCTTCCTTTCATCTATATGATACAAAAAAGGAAGAAACATCCCTTGCTTCTCATTGTCAAACTTGTCTTTGTAACAAATCAACATGAATTTTTCCATCCACTCAGGGACTTCATATCCTTTTTCCTTAAAAGCAGCAATCATATTCTCAACAGGGACATCAATCTTATAAGCATAGAACAAATCTTCAGGAACCATCAACTTAACATACTTTGAATTGAAATTCCTCTGGATCTCATTCTCATCATATGGATTACAGGCACACCGTAAAAAATTACCCTCTTTGCCTTTAGGCGACTCACACATCTTGGTGTTAAATTCCAACGAACCACTCATTGAACTCATACACCGAAAGAAGTTCTCAGAAGCCCACTCTACAAGCTCATAGTCCCTCACACAGTCTTCCGTAAGAGCAACCATCATCCTATGCTTAAAACGATAGTTAGACGCCAAATAAGCCACTCTGGTGGGCGCAACCACCATGTCAGGTCTACACATTCTAATCGCTTTATGTATAGCCGAAATTGCTAATCCATAACAATTCTTCTTCTGATTAGAATCAAGACTATCAATATATTCTTTTAATTCCATTTTTGTTTCCTTTAGTTCTAAAGCGACTACAATCTAATGCAACATTAATGAGACAAATAGAATGTTTTTAACTCTTTTTAAAGTAATTTCATCATATCCATACTACTCATTACTGGGCTTGATAAATCCGAAATATTCTCATCCAATATCTTATTACATAATGACATCTTGGTATCTAAAATATCCCTAACATGTTCTTCTATGGTACCAAGAGAAATAAATCTATAAATTGTTACAGTATGCCGGGTGTTGGCTCTATGCGCCCTATCAAATCTTTGCAGATTAGTTGCTGGACTAAAATCATCCTCATAATTAATAACAGAATGAGCAGAAGCCAAATTAAGACCAGTTGCTCCTGCATTCGTCATAATGATTATATTTACACTCGGATCATTGTTAAATCTATTACATATTTCAATTCTTTCACTTGCAGGAATATCTCCATGAATACACACAATATTGTAATCACTTTCCAGGTTCTTAACAATCAAATGAAGAGCTTTCTTAAACTGTGTAAAGATGATTACCTTCTCTTTGTTTTCTTTAATTAATTCACTTAATAATTCTGATAGAGCGGCGTATTTAGCAGAAGGATTCCTCATATCAAGTAACTCAGGGAAATCCAAGAATTGTCTTGCTCTCAGCACAATAGTCGCGGCTTGAGATTCTTGAGTTACTTCGCTTTTCCCTTTTATTAAATCCATATAGGCTTTCTTTTCTTTTTTTGGCAACTCGACGAAAACATCCTTAAACATCTTTGGAGGAAGTTCTTTTAATACATTCTCTTTAAGTCTTCTAATATAATACGGTTTTATCTTTTCTTTTATCTCTTCTTCGTGCCTATATTTGATAACCCTATTAAACCTATCAAGAATTGCATATCTATCCATAAACATCGTTTTGTTGGGAAACAGACCTGGCTTTAAAAATTGAAAAATGCTATGCAATTCTTCTAATCTTCCATCAAGAGGCGTACCAGTTAATCCAACGCGATACTTTGCCTTGAACTTTTTCATAATCTTCGTCCGCTGAGAGGTGTGGTTCTTAATATATTGACAATTGGACACCAATGACCCACCACATATATAGTTGTGATTGTCAGCAACCTCTATGTTAAATGTATAATCATCACCAGCATCTTCAACACTCATAATCTCCGTCTCGAACAAGCAATTACTTTTAATTTGATTTTTTACGGCTGTATCATCATAATCATTGCCAATTCCACACAATTTATATCTCATACATTCTGGTACATATTTGGAAATCATTTTTAACAATTTAATCGATGATTTTCTTTGAAAAACAATTGTGTAATAATCATTGTTTTTACCGTTTTTATTTTTACTCCAAGAAACAAAATTGTCCAATCCAAATTTTTGTTTAAGATAAGAAGACATGAGATAAACTTCCTCTTTAGAAAAACCATTCGTACACAAACAACAAAGATATGATGTTGTATAAAGCCTTTTTTTTGCACACTCTTCAATGTTTTCAGAAGAGATGATATCGAAAAACTCTTTAGTCCATCTTGATGTTATTTTTTTTAATTCATGTTTTTTAAAATAAAATGGTTTTTTCCTTGACAACAAATAATCTTGTTTATGCTCCAATATATATTCTTTGTTGTCTAATATTTTCTGAACACTTTTTTTGGTGTACGTTCTTTCTTGTGTATATCCGTCATCCATATACCATAATGCAAGACTAAATTCATTCAAATGATCAAGCCATTCTTTTGTCACGGTTTTTTTTGCGTTTTTATAGAAAATATTATATATGTGGTTTGGATAAACACTTTTGGTTCTAAAACAATAACTTTCTTCACCAAATCCGCGATTCTCAATTACTCCTCCTGACGAATTACCAAAAACTAATTCTTTCCATTTAGCATATTCCTGTTGTTTTTTCCCGTGAGTTGTCATTAATCTTGCCCGTGAAGCATCTGAAAACTTTGCAAGACAACCATCGCCAAGCAGAGTACCTGCGAGAAGAGGAATTTGTTCATTTCCGAATCCAAACTTGTTATAAACAGCTATTTTATCTCCCCTTTTTAATTGACCAGCAAGAATAACATTCCCGTTTATATCATAATACTTGTGATTTTCTGTGGACTTCACTGTTCCATATTGTGTTTTTATTCTAACAAGTTTTTTCTTTCCGTTAGAAAACCAATTTGTTATTGGTTTTGATTCAAAACAATTTTTTTCAAAATTGAAAGATAAAACATCACACGGAATTTGGTGTATCACAATGTCGCCAATATATTTCTGGCTTCCATCAGACAACAAAACTCTTGAATGATAAGAGAAACACTCATCCAAAATAAGCAGATCTTGATTGTTCAATATATAGTCGCTACCATCTATCCTTTTATCAACTCCTTTTTTAGAGTCCGTATAAATATCTGATACTATGGCTTCATAATTCACAATCTTAAAAAAGTATCCCTTAGCAAACCACTTCTGCTTTCGTTCTTCTTTGTCACCGTCTATTACTAAAAATTTTTCTTTGGTAAACTTCTGTATCTCCTGCACCCAGTTATACTTCAAAGACGCTGGACAAACAATCATACAAGATTCTATCTCTCCTCTTCTTCTCCTCTCTAAAGCAATACCAATCCCTTGTATGCTTTTACCAAGTCCAGGCTGATCACCAATTAAAAACCCGTCTCCAACAATACACCCACATTGCACACCATGTTTTTGATAATTAAAAAGAGGATTTATACCATTGTAAAGTAATCCGGGAACTTCAAAATCAATTGGCTTATCTTCTTCTGCGTTTTTCTTTGCATCAAGAAAATTGTCCTCTTCCTTCTGCCTTCGTATAAGAAAAGATTTTAAAATGGGTGAACAAACAAGTCGTTCACCCAACGATCTTTCTAACTCATTCCATATTCTTAAATCAAAGGCAATATACCACTTACTTTCCTTCAAATCCCATTTTGCACCACAAGATTTTAGTTTTTCTTTGTCAGCATATTGAGAATTTAAATAAATTAAGTTGTTCCTATACTCAGCATAAATCATTTTTTACCCGTTTCTTCTAACTAATTTTTTTTGCATATTGCTCTTTGTTCACTAAACTTACACCAATCGCTTCATCAAAATGACTTGCTTGACCACTTTTATAACGACCGAATTTTACTATAATATTAGGGTATTGCTTCAAAGCTTCCAGCTCTTCTTTTATTTCATCTTCATAATAACCAGTATAAATAACAATGTCGTCATTACTTTTTAATCTGAATTTTTTAATAAAGGATAAAACTTCATCTATTTGTAAAATTGGTTCAAGACCAGCAAATACTATTGATTCACTAATAGAATTTTTTAAATACCTCTCTATTAATGCATCATCGTCCTCTTCTATATTCTCCATTAAAGCCAAATCAGAATTCTGGCAATGACAAGTATCGTCATCAATGCAACACTTCCAATCACAATAACATGTTGCTAAAAACATACACGGCTTTTTATAATTAACAAAGTCCTCTTCTATAATGTTTTTTAATAACATAAATCGTTTCCTCTCAAATCTTTTTAGTAAAACTGTAGCTGTTTAGTTCAAATCCATCCAGTCCCTTAATACAAACTCCGCTTTTCTTTCTTTTGAAAAATTCCTCTCTGGCACTAAAAAACCAACAACACGCGAATATGATGTTTCTTTGGGAAGTCCACATTCTGGACAAGTCTCTCCAAAAAAGGCATGATTGTTAACACACGATGAAATTTTCAAATTAAACGCAAAATAGGTTATTCCTGCATCTGCCACATAATTTAGCATCTTCCATGCTTGTTCAAAATTGGTAAATGGTGCCGAAATATTAATATGAGAAATACTTCCTCCATTACAAGCCCTATCTAATACGGAACTAATTCTTACCTTTTCACTAAGAGTTGTCTTTACACTTAAAGGAATCCACTGATTGCCATATAAGGGTAATTCATATTCTTCATTCGGAAAGAAAAGTTTGTCTTTTTGCATTAAAACATATGCTGCTCTTTCTGCTGGCACTTGTTCAATGTTTATTTTATAATTTACTTTCTTCGCGAATTCTGTCTTTACTTTGTTTATTTCTTCTAATATATTTTTTGCAAATTCAAGGCCTTCTTCTGTATAAAAAACATATCCAAATTTATCTTTCTTAATTAAATCATACTTTTGTAATGTTTCATAAATACCAATAACACCTATGGTATTATATTGCGAGTCCATATTAATAATACCGAGATCATAATTAGGCAGCAATCCCTTTTCAACATTTCGTTTAATAATGCTCCTTACTGTATCCAAAGCCTTTAAATCAAGAACAACTCTTTCAGCGAGAACAGAAAGATACTCTTCTTTTGGTACTTCGTAAGCGATTCTTGAAAGATTAATTGTATTAACTTTAACACTTCCAACTTCTAACCCACTCCCACCGATACTATTAAAATATCCTAGTTCTTCAATATCAGATAAAAGGCGGCAATTATGAGTAATTAATCCACTAGGTAACATAAAATACGGTTTGCTCTGATCATACATTTCAAAACAATAAACACTACGAGTATCATTTACTTTTTCAATAGAAGTAATTTTTACATAACAATTCTCTTCTGGATCAGGTTCTTCAACCTTCAAGGTATAAATTTTCTTCCCTTCTTTTTCCTCAACAAACAGCTTTGTTTTTCTCGCCACAGACTGACAAATTACATCTAAAATTCCAACGATATCTTCGTCATCATAAGAAATTGTATCTTTGCCGAGAAGACACCCTATAACAATTCCATTTCTAAAAAAGCTATTGTAATCAAGACAATTTAGATCAACAACAGTTTTTCTATTAATCTTCATAATTTGTTTTTTAATTTCATTCACAAACGCATCACTACTAATAGTAAGAGTTGTATTTTCATCTTCTTCTTCTATATCCACAGAATATTCTTCATCAATAACAGCAACAAAATCACAAACATCATTAATTAGTTTTGAAGACTTTTTGCTATTGGGAATTACATACACTATTTCTTCTTCTTCGAATCTTCCACAAGATACAAACATCCCTACACTAACGCCAAAGTTGGTTGAATCATTTAAATCATTAAAAGGAAAACAACTATCACATTCTTCTTCGCCATTCATAAATTCATGATGATAAAGAAGTTTGTCACCAACAACCAATTCTCTTGTTTCCTTATCTCCTTGATTAGTCGGATTCAAATGGTCTTCCGTAAGAACAACAGTTTTTCCATTCTCAAAACTTAATTTATACATCTGTTTGTTCGGCAATTTTACAACTTTTGCTTTTCTCCATTCACCGTCATAGTAAGCACTAATATTATCTCGATAATCTCTTTTGTATAAATCGGAAATGGGACCATAATAAAAACCATTTTCTACTTTAGAAATTACTTTTTCATCCGCACTCAAACAACAGTTAGAAAGACTCGTTACATTTGGACTTACGAAAAAATTGCTGTCTGCCCACTTCATATTGTGTTCACAACACCATTTAGCAAAATCCTCGTGCGCCCAAGACCCGTTTTCTTTTAGCAAAGCAAAAGTCAAAACAGGAAAAGTCATCATATTTGAATTTCTAATCTTGTCAACAATATGCATAAAAGCTTTCTGATACTCTATCATTTCATCAACATAATCAATCATAAAAGTTCCGTCAGGAAATTCTTTCCCCCCAAACAACTCAACCAAATAACTTTTATCAAAAATACTAAAATTAGTAAAAGCTGTCTGAGTCACTCGCAAATAAGGCTGATTCAATTTATAAATGATTCTTTGAAATTCTTGATCTCGATAATATTCCGGAGATTGAATAAAGTATCCTTGTTCGCAGTCTTTCTTCCAAAAGTAAAAAGAATAAATCAAAAAGCTGGGTAAACCACAAGCCCCAGAAGTTCGATTGCTTGTCCAACTTACAAATTCTCCAACAAAATCTGTATATGTCGTCAAATGTTTAGGAGGTTGTGCATTAAAATTCTGAATAAAATACAGACCTTTGTTTACAAGTTGTTCCAAATCATAAGCATAGCAATAAGACAACTGACTCGAAGAATTGCCGTCATGTAAGTAAAATTTTCCGTTCCACTCTGCTTCAAGCCAATCGCAAGCGGTTTTATAGTCGTATTTTTTATTCAATTCATAAAAAATTTTGTTAAATGTTAACAATTTTAAATGCGGCTTGCTCATTTCATTCAACAATGTACAAATATCTTTTGCTCTTACATTAGAATTGCCATCTATAGAAGTATCGGCTACATTCTTGTCAATAAAATGATCAATAAAATCGGTATAACTCAATTGCTCTTCTGCAAAACCATTTAATACTGCCAACTCTCTCCCGCCTTCTGAAATTAATTTATTAAAGGCGGTTGTAAAATTTTTATCTAATTTAATATTTATATTCATTTTAAATCCCTTACAATTAAAGTGAATTGATATACTGTATTGCGTCTTCAAATTTCAGATATCTGCCATTCACATATAATACCGGCACAGTAAGGATATTCTCTTTGACCAAAACATCAATGTCACTCGACACAGTATAATGTAATTTTTTTAACATCATTTTCTTTTCTAAAATCCTGCATTTCGGACAGCCCGTGGTATAAACAATCATCTCATTCATAACTACTTCTCCTATTTTTTATACTTTTCTAAAATTGTTTCCCAATATCTTTCGCCATATACTGTTTTTGCATATTTCAAATAAAAACCAATCTCTTTTTGACCTATTACCATTATAGGATAATTAAACCAATCAAGTTTACGCTTACTCTTTCCATCCATATACCCTTTTATTTCTACGTAAGTCTGATTGGTTCCATCGTCGACCAAAAAATCTGGTCGATAATATCTCGTCTTATTGTAATACACATAGGCAAAATTTCTTGTGTTCCTGACTACTTCTATTCCATTATCAAGACAATATGCAACAAAAGCCATCTCCCAACTTGAGTCACACAATATGTTACCAACCCATCCTCTATAAGTTACGACTTGTCTCTTTTTTTTCATCTTTATTCTCTTGAATTAATTGCAACTTCTGTCGGTATCATAGGAATTTTATTTACAAAAAACGGAAATTTTTTACTCCAATCAAACCAAACCATCGTTTCTCCCACAATTCTTTTATTAGAATAACGCACCCTCCAATAATATTGAGAACGTCTCGGCAAATTGCTATTTTCTGGAATAAAAAATATGTTCCCTTTGTTTATCAAGTCTCCGTGTTGATAAGATGGATTGCCTGTAATAATATTGCTTTCTTGTACAATATCGTACACCTTAAAAACAAAATTATAATCCGTAGCTACTTGAAATTGATATAAAATACCATTACCAAGAGTGTCTTCTTGTTCGCTCATCATAAAATATTGCCGCCAATCGCCATAAGCCGGAATTAACGCATTGTTTACCTCTTCTGTAATAGGATTATATTGGGATGTGCCCGAAGCGTAATAATAAGTGCCGGGTTCTTCTTCAGCATCACTATACCCTATTAATATGTTGTATTCATATCCTGTTCCTGGTTTTGTATTCTCATCAAAATATAATCTCAACGATCCTTCGCCTAAAGAACGAGCTTCCCATCCGACAAGCTCATCAGTACCATCATATATCTGAACAAAAGGATATGTCCCTAAAGAGTGAGTGATTGTTAAATCATAACCAGACCAGCCCCATGTAAAATCGCCGTCAGAACCATCAATAGACGCTACAGAAATTGATTCTGTGGGCCTGAAAGCTATTTGCCAGCTACCCGCACCGGTTGGCTTCTGAACGTTGCTAAAATCAATTCTAAAGGCATAGTCGTCTATTTTAAAAACCGGCAAATGGACAAGGTAATTTAAATTGTTCCATATTTGTACAAATACTTCTCCTCCTATGTTATGAGAAATTACTACGCTGTCGCCATCCCAAGTATTTGCAATATCTCCGATACTTTGATTCGCATCTGTCAACGGAAAAGACGAAACAGCATTAATCAATAATCTATAAGTAACACCAAGAGGAAGGATATTTACAAAATTCAATTTAACTGAATTTGAATCAATCTTTTCAGCATCAAGATGAAACAAATTCATGCTATCATCATAGCATTGACAAATTACATCACTATTCAAAAAATGACTAACTAATACGTCGTTTCCATTCCACTGTACAGAATAATTTGCTCCAACAATATTTTGTCTTGTTAAGGGTAATATCATAATTCAAATCTCGAAAAATTGTTTAAATAAGTATCACTAATACAAAAAGGAGCCTTTACAAAAGAAGAAAGTATTCTTTCAGCAAAAATACTTGGAATCAAATTTGAATCTGAAAATTCAAAAAACGAATCAGGAAAAACAATAACTGGAAGAAAACTTAACTTGCAAGCTCTTATAGAATCAAAATCAGACTCTTTGGTAACATAAAAAACATCCTTCTTGTTTTTCCGCTTAAAAGCATGAATTAAATCTACTACTGTATAATCTTCTTTCCGGTATAGATAAAGACAATTTTTATATTTCTTTGACATTTCTATCCAACCAGAAGAAATTGAATTTAATTCAAAGATATTTGTCCAAGAAATTATCTTATCACAAAAAGCATAATAAGAATAAATGACCCCTATCCTACAACGTTTACACCGCCCCTCAAAGGTTATTTCCGAATAATCTTTGCCATCAACAATATAGGAATGCTTTCTCTGTATAAAACCTTCCAGCTTAACAAGAGTCTTACATTTAGGACAAGCACTATTCATTTTTTCTCTTCTCTTGGAGAAAGAAGTTCGCCGGGTGGTGTTTTAATTACAGAACCCTCAACAAAATTCTTTTCTCTCTCTCTTCTTTTGTCAGAAATTTTCATGCCCATTACACCATCGGTATAATTCTTCAATTCTTCTTGTGTTACAACGCCCTTCTTTATTAGTAAATTCCCAAGAGCTATCATTTGAGCATCTAATATATCAACATCTACCTTCATTTCTTCTACTCTATTCTGATAATAAAATAAGGCATTAACCAAATCCCTAAAATGTTTGTCAAGGTTTTCCATTTTCTAAATCCTCTAATATTTTCTTCCCCTTATCTCTTAATTCAACAAGACGATCACCTTTGCTGCCTTGATTCGCATAAATTCGAACCGCCTCACAAAACCTCCTTACGGCAACAGCATAATCTTCCTTAAAACTCATCGACTGAATTAAAATACCATCTTTATTCTCAATACCATAATTAATAGTAATTCCACCATCATTAATGCTTAATAAATCATGCATCCCCATCATAAAACATCTTGTCGCTGTATCTTCTGTCATGTTTTCTGGAACATTTATTTCAACTTTTTTATTGCCAATAAAATTTCCGTTCATTTTTAAACTCCTATTATTATAAATTCCACTTTCTTTCTACTAATTAAAGAAGGCACAAAAATCTTGTCCCCATCTATTTCTCTTTTAAAATCTTCAATAGTAGACAGACTGTTATATGACCTATATAATCCTGCAACACCGGTAGTAATAGCACAAGAAATGCTGCTTCCACTCATTTCAGAAATCTTGAATCCTGCACCAACAGAATTCCCTTTCTTATAAGCGCAAATATCTACACCTTCTTTATTATCATAACCAACACTATTGACAAAATCATAAGACCAAGGAAAAAACTTTTCGGCAGAATGAGAGGCAAATATCCAAGTACCTCTATCGTACATTTTCTTTAAACAATATTCAATACCAATATGATTAATTTCACAAGCGAAACTTAAATTTAATACATCAATTTTACATTTAAGTTCACTAAGCCATTCAATGCTACGAAAAAGATTGTCTAATGAATTATTACAATTTAATCCAAATCCAGAAACATAACTCTTGCTCAAAGAACAAAAACCATGAATAGTTCCAGCCCTCATAGAAGAACCAAAAATAATCCCACAAACATGATTGCCATGTAAAGAAGAATATTTGTTTGACTCACCAAAATACTTGTATTCAACAAGACATCCAAATTCTGTTCTATCTTTGTCTATCCCACTATCACAAACTCCAATTGTTATTTTACTCCCTTTTGTCTTTAGCCATTCTTCTTTTACATTAGATAATACTACAGTCATTGATTTGCCTTGTCTACACCTTCAAATGTATCAACACTATTAGCAGCGACAATACTAACTCTCTCTTTTCTCCTGTTCCCAAAAGGATCTTCTAAAACAACTTCAACTTCCGCCTTTACAATTCCGCCTAAACATTGTTCAACCCAAACACCATCTTGTTTTTCTTCAATTCCTTCTGGAATACTAAAAGATATTAATTTCCCTTCTCCAACAATTAATTCACCGCTACTATTAACATATCCCTCATTATCAATTTGTTCTTCTGTTATAAATTGCTGAGTTAAATAAGGCATCCAAACAGGCTCACTTAAATAATCGCTACTATAAAAAGTCCCCTCGTCTTTATTTCTTAATATGGGTTTGTCTTTCCAATTAATCTCAAACCACTCTTCATCAGTTAAATCATATCCTTCAACTTCATCGGTTCTCATGGCAACAAACTCTAAATACTTGTGGTTCATGAATTTCTTTACATCATCAAGTTCATTATAACGATATACTTTATATCTCAGTTTATCTTCTTCTTTTACTACAGAATGATGATAAACACCAATTGGCGAAACAAGACCTCCAGTAGAAAAAGGAGATTGTATTTCATATCCTTTTCTAAAAGGCAACTCTATAGTCATCTCAAAACCATCTCCAAAATTACCGGTCTTATCCGTATAAACATTAACAAATTTATCTTTTTCTTTCGCTTCCGGTAGTCTTTCATAATTCAAATGAATTACTTTCTGATACTCCATTACAGGATAAATAAATTCTTCATCAAGATAATTTCTCCTTGCTCCATCTTCATCACTATAAGACCTTTCTCTAGGATGACCTTCCCTATAAGGAAAATCTCCTTTTGCTATGCCTTCTCTAGGCAAAGCATATATCTCTCGCCTTTCAAAGTATTCCTTATATACTTCATAGGGATTTACTGGTATGCCATCTTTAACAAAGGGATTTGAACCAGTATCAAAAACACTTCCGTCCTCTTCTACAAAAACTTTTAGAGGTCTTGGAAAATCTCCTATTAAATCAAGAATTTCTTCATCATCTGTTATTTCCTCCCATACTTCTCCATAATCCTCAAAAGTCAAATTCTCGTATGACGAATGAGTTTCAATCACTTTTATTTTTGTAGAAATAAAGGAACGGTAAGAAGATGGTAGCGTAGAATCCAGTTCTCTTTCTGCACACCAAGAATCATACTCTCCGTCACCGATATATGAAATGTTGAAATTGTAATAGCCAAGATAATCCGGCCATAAGTCGTCACCTTTTATATTTGGCGGAGGATTTGGCCATCTTCTTTCCGATTTTAAATATTCTCCTCTTGATTTTAAATAATCATAATTGTACGGAGCATATTTATATTTGTAATATTTCCTTGCCCCATTTTCTTCTACATAAACAACATCATTCTTTGTATTAAAAGTAGTTATTCCATCCACATATCTTGTATTATCCAAATCATTTTGTACTCCAGATCTATTAACATATCTACCGGGTCTATACCATTCAGTAATAGAGGCTCCAGTATCCCAAGTATAACCACCATTACTATTGTCATCATCCTTTTTTACAAATAAATCTCGAACCCTTTTGTTTTTATCTTTCCAATATTCAACAGGCAATGTTCTATTAATTTTGGAATTGAAAAAGTATAATCCTCCACCCTCTCTAAACGGACCTAAAGAATGCTCCGGTAAAGAAACATCATACTTTATTCCCGATTTTCCAGGATGTAGAGGATAACTTCTTCTGCTGTCTTCTACTTGCCATGATTGTACATAAACTCTACGCCAATATTCTTCAACATAAAAATACCATATGGGCTTGCCAATTAATTTGTCCGTCTGAGATTGATTAGGGTCTTCCGAATTCGGACCCCAAATATCATTCAATCTAAAACGATATAGTTGTGTGCCACCATAAGCACTACCGGAAGCAGCAACATCGGCATTAAAATTAGTACTTTCAAAGAAAAAATGAATATGACCAGCATGATGAAATGTAGCAATGCTATCTTTCGGATAACCCGGAATGGTCTCTTCCCATTTCCAACAATCGTGATATACCCAATAAAGAGGGTGAAATGTTAAACTCATACTTTATACCTTTTTACTCATTACTTATAAATCTTAACTCTTAACTCAACAAGAATGCAGAGGAAAATAAACAATTCTATGAAGAAGGAGAGGGAGTATCATAAGACATTTTTATCATACCCTTATATTCACTCTGAAGAACTCTGTCAAGACATCTCATCATAGAAATAAAATAATAGTCATTGACAAAGTCTGGTCTATTGATTGGATAACCAGTAGCTCTGGCAATACAAGAACTGTTTCCAAAATCCATTTCAGAAATCTTTTCAAAGGTAAATTCCGGATACGGATTAATATATTTACTCAAAGCAGTAGATAAATTAGTACTATTAACTATAGGAGTTGAACCAGTAAAATAACTGCTTACCGACGTAAAAGAAGGGTGTTTGCGTGACTGTAATTTTTCTTTTGGAAGAATGATCCCACTACTGGTTCCAGTACTCATATTAACTCCTTATTCCTCTCCATCGCCAGTCCAACTTAATTTATCAAGAGCTACTCTATGGCGATAAATTCCGGGTCCACGTTTAGACCATTGTAAATATTCTCCGATATAACGACTATAAACCAAAAATCCAATAATATAATCGTTTTCTGTTTCGAATTCGCCTCCAGGAATACCAAGTCTCCAGTCGTTGTATTCATCTATTAATTCTTTATTAATTAAAAATGTCATGGGGCTATAATCTGCATTTAATTCGTCCTCACCAACTTCTTCCGGCGAAATAATAGCATCCGTCCTTGAAGCATTATTATAATCTATCCACTCGGCAATAGATTCACATTCAACTGAACTATCAATAAGACCAATAGGAACTCTAACTTTATCATCAACAAGAGTTTGATTGGTTTCAAACTCTATTTCTAATAATATTCCTTCTTTACTACACATCAAAGGATAAGGATACTGTGAAAATGTCATATTCTCTTCATCAAATTCATAAGACCATTCCCCAAAAGGAACAGAAACTCCGCCTATTTTTATATCATCAATTAAAGCAGAACCCCACGTGTGTTTTTCCAAATATCTTGTTCCAATAGATTTTTCTCGATAAAAAGAAGTAGATCCAGACAATCCAAACATAGACAAAACCCCTTCTTGCCATAAATAAGGATGATCCTCTAAATTAAAAAACATTCTTTCCGTTTTATTACCAAGATCATAATCTTCAATAACACAAGGATTACAATATTGATAATCAGAAGATGGGCCAATTTCAAATCTTGGATTGTTTGCGTCGGGAGTAGGATAATCACAATTAAATTCATCAACTGAAACTCCGCCATTATTGGCTGTCCTTCCTATGGAAAGAATAAGACCTGCACTTTTCTGAGAATAATATAATCTATCAGAACAAAAACAAGGACTTGATAATTGATAATCCCCTCCATAAATAAATACTGGTTCAGAAAAAGTATCCCAAGTATCGGAAACACTACTAAAAATACATTGATAGGGTGTTTCTACTCCGCCGATATCAAACATCTTTGTTTTAATACAATAAAGTTTATAAAACCCGTCCTCTACATACACCATAACATCCGTACATTCATCAAAATTTAAAAGCTGTTCAGGGGTTGTCCAAGAAGACAAATCATTTGAACTGCAAATATAAACTTTCTTTTCATAAGAAGAAATTTCTTGATTCCAAAAAACAACGTTAAAATACATTCTATAAATTCCATTATCTTTTACAACCCAAGGATTTTCAAAAGATATGGCATCCGCTACAACACTATTAATATCGTCTTGGCATAACAACGGGAAGCACCTACTCTCTTCACCAAAGCTCATGGGACTGAAGGCTCTTGCAAAAACAATTACATTACTATCAACAATAATTCCATTAACTAATTTTTTACTGTTTGGTTTGTGATAAAACATGTAATACTCACAATTTTCATTGTCTCTTACAAGACAAGGCTTTTCTCTTCTTGTATTATATGGCACCCATGTAGACAAAAAATTGTTATTTTCATCTTCTATATATGAAATTTTGTATTTTATCTCTCCAAAAACAATATCTCCATCTTCGTCTTCGACAACACTTCTCGGTCTATCTGTTATAAATTGTACCTCTCCCCTGTGTATTAAATTCTTGTTTATCCAAGAAGAATTATACCATCTCTCTCCTCTATTAAAATGATCACTCCAAGCAGAATAAGTTGAACCAAAAGAACCATTACAATCAAGAGACCAAACAAAATTAGACAAAACACTTTCAGAAAAACGCACAATAAAATTAATATTGTAATAACTTGTAACTAAATCACCAATATAACTGTCGTTTATACCATCATGAAATCTATTTAAAAAATCAAACTTATATCTTTTTGTATATCCATTGTCAGATAATAAAACAACATTTGAAGATTCTCCGAAACTACATTCAACAACAGGTCTTTCAACAACATTGTAAGGTGCAACCCTCCAATAATATAATTGTTCATAGTTATTATAAATTGAAGGCAGACTATCTGTAATCAATTTCCCCGGCAAATCTGATTTTAAAAGTGAATATGTACCCGAAAACCTTAAATCATAAGGATCGGCAGTTGTAACCATCGTATAACCAGTATCAGGATTGGTACTTTCATATACATGACTTGGAGAAGCCTTTAATCCTGACTCAGCAACAATAGCACCAGGAATTCTGGAATACTCAACCCCTTCAATATCAATAATTTCTTCATTTACACCAGCCTCAGAAGATAATTGATAAACTTTATCCCTAAAAGGCAACCCATCTTGAGAATCAAATGTATCATAAAAATCCATTTGAAAATGAAAATATATTTCAAATCTTGTTTCATATCCTATGGAAATCGTTGTGGTGGTTTCACCAGGTACATAAACTGGCGTTTCAGTATCTTCGTTCATTTCCATTAAATTACCACTAATAGGTTTGCTCTCTACCCTGAATCGAAAAGCATCATTTACTTCCGTGCCAGTTTTATAAGGAACATTATTTAAAAATCCATTACTGAAAAAACCCTGTCTAATTAATCTTATTCTGTGTCTTGTTTCATAATAATTTTTCTCTTCATAGGCATCATTTAATTGATTTAATAAACTCAACCTTTTTGAAACAAACGAAGAATATTTTTGTGCAATAGTTATTCCTCCACTTAATTGATTCAAATAGTTACTTCTCGCCAAATTATATTTAGTATCTATAAATTCATTAATAAATGCATCGGTTTCTATCTCTTCATTCTCATAAGCCCATTCCAAAAACAATACCCATTTGTCGTCGTCATAATCAATAGTATCAAATGTTATAGGCAAATAATCGAAAGACAAAATTTTCCCATCTATATCTGTTGGATTAAGTAGCCATGATTCATATAATAAGCTATAACTACTATCAATATAAACACCTCTTGATACTGATTTTTCATTTGAATATTGATTAAGAAGTTTGTAATAATTATTATACAAACTGTCATATTTCTTGTTTTTTATAAAGCCTATATAGTCATCACCAACAATTTCCTCTTCTATTAAATAAGTGTTGTATTCTTCTTCAAAACCATAATAAGAAACGAACATAGAATAAGATTCCGCAACACTTACTACAATTCTTTCTTGATACCATGACTCAAAAACATCCCACAACGAATTGGAACCAAAAAAAGAAATGCTTAATGTAGAATTTCTTCTGTATACAAAATCTTCAAACTCATATAATAAAGCTCTGTCTTGTAGATAAGATTCTATTTTTATTTCCTCTTTATAATCAGACAAAGCGGAATACTCGTCATAATCAGTAGTCAAGTCTTTGTATACAACATATTCATTAAAACAAAACAGCCTATAATCAGTCTTCAAAGATTGGCTAATTATATAATCAATTCTTGCGTCTACAGAAGGATAGTAATATGTCCTTACAGAAGAATACCAAAATAAAAACTGTTCTTCTATTTCTCTAATTGATTCTTCAACTATTGATAATTCTCCAGGCATCATCACTTCATGACCTTTTTCTAAATAAATCCATTCGGAAGTAATTTCATCGTTCTCATCAACGCTTTCAACAAAACACCATCTTGTTTTCTGACCCATGATATTAATAATCTTGTCTTCCGCTTTCTTTAATAATTCATTAGACCACATTTTAAAATTGAATACTGGATATAACAATCCCTCTTTGTTTTCTGATAAAATTGCGGACAATCTGACAAGTAAACTGCCATCATAATCATAATTATCCATTTCTTCGGGCTTATCAAAAACATCAGCTAACAAATTCAAATCTAATCTAATTTCATGAATTATTAAATTGTAATTAGAAATAACCTTGTCTGCAAACATATTAGAATCAAGATCTTTTAAATTCCCTTCTAAATATGCAAATCCATTGTTAATCCATGTGTCGCCATTATCTATAGAATAATAAAAATCAGAAAGATCATATAATCTACCCTGTATATCATCAAAACGAAATCGAATAGTTAAAATCTTCGTCCACTTATCTATAGACATTGAAACAATGATGGGAGGACTGGCAGCATCAATATCTAATGTAAAATTACTACTAATCGTAGGAGATATTACCGAACCATCTATAATATTAACAGAGGATATTCTAAATCTATAAGTTTCTCCAAAATGAAAATTCTCCTGATTTAAAGTATCAACATAATCACTTTGTGAAACAGAAGAACCAAACCAATCTACTGGAATCATCTGTTCTGTAACCCATTCTCTAGGGAACTTACTCAATCTAAACATTTCTTCATCATATAATTCACTTTCTATATTAATTTTATTATATGGTATTAACCAACCATATTCTTCAAATAATATTCCACTCTTTGTTCTAACATCAAACCAATCACCAAAACTGCCGTCTTCTAGTCTTTGAGACGCCTCTATTTTTGCATAATTATATTTAGATTGAGAGCCGTACCAATGTAATAAATTGTATGTATTCCACTCACTCTGTAAAAACTTAAAACCCCAAGTCGAAAGCTCTTCTAATTTTTGAACAAATCCATTCAATCTCCAAGGACGATCTTCTCTATAAACAATGTCTGGTCTAGTGGCATAAGCGGGATGCTCATCTCTCGGATTACCAGAAAAATAATATTTTTGCTCAAGATCAAATCTGCCTCTTAATCGCATATCCATATGTGGTTTTTTAATCACTTCTTCGGGATTTACTAATGCCATTGATGTATCAGCGATAATCCCATAATCTTTAATAACTCGTCCTAATAATCTAGGACTTAAATGAGGATGTCTCAATATTTCATGAACATAATAAGACAACGGGGATAAATGTCGGTCAATAGCATTCTCATCTTTAGATACTTTGAAATATGTCTCCAAGCTAGTATCTGGAACATACCCAAAAGAATGACCAACGTTTACTTTTCCATTAAAACCAATCAGCCAAGGATCAACGAAAACCAAGTCACACCCTCCACTTGTTTCGTCTTGTGTATATCCTAACCAATGAGCGCTAAAACGACCATATTCACCATCTTGTTCAACAGAAACCACAGAGGAATAATTATATGAGGGAATATCAATGCCTTGCTCTATTTGCTCTGGAGACGCCTTATAAGCACCAAGTAAATATAAATTATAACCCGAAGTAATGGAACCAGCAGGATTAATGCTACTGTGTTTGTTTATCGGGCCGGATGTCCCCAATATATTATTTTCAAAGTAGGGTTTAATAAACGCTCTATCACATTCTACATATTCAGCAACATATATTGTTTTATGACATATTTTAGGCAACCACCCTCTAGCAGGGATTCTGTTATATCCTTTGCTTAAATCTAATGCATCTACCGGAGTATGACTCAAACAATTCCCTCCAGGCTCAAAATAAGCAATTTCAATTTCTCCTGTAGATAATGTTACGGTTTGTGTTTCTACTGGAATCCCTCTCTTGTTTTTTATCTTCTTTCTATGATAAATTCCCTCTCTAACTTCATCAGGTACAACAATAAAATTTTTATATTCTAAAACAGGATCTTCAAATGGAAAACAATCCTCAGTATGATATAATCTAACATATACCTTGCCAGTTGCTAAGTATCTATCAAGACTATACTTAAAATGAAAACCATTTGCATTTACATCTTCTATAGAACAAGTAAACAACGGTTCTGTTTCTTGAACAACTTCTTCAATAATATCTCCATATTGATAAGAAGACTCATAGGGCATCTCAAACAAATATTCATTTTCTATCTGCTCTTCTAAAAATTCAATTCTTTGAAAAAAATCTTGAAATCCCCGATAAGAAGTTATTCCTTCTCCTCCTCCCAATAAATTTATATCTTCATAAGACTGTGTCTGATAAATCGTTTCCATTCCAAAAATTTCATAACAAGAATTTTCTGTTCTTTTTACTTCAAAGGATTTTAATCTATGAGATTTTTTACCGTAAACATATCCAATCAGTTTTTTATTATCATGATCGGGAATAAAATTGCTTAAACTAATAGTATCAAACGCCTCAGTGCCAACAAACATTCTATTCAAAACATCTAATAACTTGTCTGTTTTTTCTTCATCTGCTTCATAATAAACCCATTCGTCCATATTAAAAGAAGTATATGGATATTCTAAATATTCAATTTCTGTTCCATCTAATAAACTACCACTAATTCCAATACTATGATTTAAAACAAAAGAATACCTATCATTGTTCAACTCATCATTATTTGCAATAATTAATGGAAAACTTATTTCCATTCTAATACAAAATCTTCTCCACAACCTCTCACCATATGGTAAAGAAGAAGAATAAATTACTTCGTCGCCGATATCTCCTGAAGAAGAATAAAATCTTATATCTCTCACCTTTGGATCATGAAAGGGATGCAACCAATACATATTCGACCACAATTCACCATTGGGGCTACTTTTATACTCTCCATAATCACCAATATTGTTATTTATTCCAGGGCCATCTACATAAATTCCATATCCTCCCATGACTTTTGGTCTATGAATATTAATATATGGTTCTATATCTGGTCTCTTTGTTAAATTATAATAAGCATCTTCGTTTTCTCTACCCAATCCCATCTCTATCCCATACCTATCTCCTTCTCTACTATAATCCATATTAAATTCACCATGATCTAAATAAATTTGAGTAAATGACGAAAAAAGAGACTCTAACTCAGGATCATATAAACCAAGATTTATTTCTTCGTCTGTATATCCAAGTTCTCTTAAAATTCTATATT